CCCTCCAGTAACATTCCCGCTAGTGGCACCCCCTCCAGTAACATTCCCGCTAGTGGCACCCGCGCTAGCGTCGCTTAGGTCAGGCATAGGAACAGGGAAAAACGGAGCGGTTCTTGGGAATGGCTTGCCATTTACAATGCTGTAGTACCCCCCAGTTGTGGCATCGCGGACATTGCCCTCACGGTCCCGTACAAAACCTTCCGGAAGAGTGTCCCCAGAGGCTGCTTGCATACTAGATATGTAAGGGTTTTGCAGCAGTTCATTGGTTATATCATCCAGCCCGAGTCTTGACGCTTCTTCAAACAAAGCCATGTACCGTGCATCCCGACCCTCAGTATCCCCAAACTCTGAAGGTTGCGCCTCCGTGCTTTGCAGTAAGTCGTACAGTGACTGGGCATTCATTTCGGGTGTAACGGGCACAGCAGGATTTAAATCGAGGTAGCTCGGTGCTTTACGGTTAAACATTAACCTAGTGAGCGCAGAAACCAAAAGACTCGCAGGGTCGAAACCGAATAGTTTAGTGCCTGCATCCGCGGCGCCCGCTAGTTTTGTGGCGGCGGAAGCCGCGCTAGCCGCGCTACCCACATTTTGAATGGTCTGACCTACCGACGCTATTTTCTGAAAAGCGTCCAGCACATCCAGCGCGTTGTTTGTATTCGGCGCTGCGTTGGGAATAACTGGAGCTGCTACGGGTGCCGCGCCAAGAGCGCCGGGCTGCGTAGATTGCAAAATGTTAAAAACATCCTGTTCGTTAGTCCCCGAGCCGCCTGCGTAATCGTCTTCGTCAAAACGAATTACCCCATCTTCATCAATTCTCATAACTCACCTCAAGGAAGCACGGGTAGAATGGCAGGTAGCGCGGAAACAAAGCTCACGGCTACGACAGCTGAGGCTATCCCCGGGTGCGGAGACGTTGGTGCAACCGTATCGAGCTGCAACGCAGTGCTGTCTGCGGCTATCATTATCTGGATATACTGCTCTGCCTGCAAATCAATGTTAAAGTTGGCAACAACTTCAAGCTCCTTACCAGAACCCGATATGCTGTACTCACGCGCAGAATACCCCACGTTGGTACCGTTTCGCCTGAGCCACACAAAAACAACCTTGCTACTGCCCGACGTACTGCGCAGCTGCCCAGTGAACTGAAAGTTATAGATACCTGAGTTAGCCACCGTGATCTCGGAGGTAGTACCGCCGTTTATACTCACCCCAGCGTTAAGGTACGTCTGGTTAAAGCGCACCGGCTGCGCGGTGTTAATTACAGCAATTGCCTGATCTCCGGTATCAAAGAACAACCCGTTCGGGCTACTGATAAACACGCCGCCCGTATCGCCGGTGAGCAGATTCAACGTGTTAGCTATCTGATTAAAGAACAAACGCAGGATGTTGTTAAGGTCATCCAAGTACATGCGTATCGGGTTCTGCTGCGGAGCTACGGGCAGGGCAGGTGGCTGAACTTTCTTTATCTTGTTTGTGTTAGACATATTAACGTCTGCCGTCAGGGCGGATATCTAGTCTGGGTTTACCTAGTTTCCACGTCACTCCAAGGCCAGTAGACTCAATCTTTACCGCTATCTGCCGGCCGCGTATACGCACGAACACCTGCCCAGTAAACTCTTCAATCGGCACTGTGGTGATCCGCGTTATTGTAGCGGTGCTGTTGCCACCAACAGACAGGGGGTTGTAGTAGCCTGAGCCTGAGTTCTCCAAAGGCAGTATTGTCATCGTAGCCGACGGCGCATCCGCGGTAGACCCCACAAAGGTCATGTCCGGCAGAATGCGGTTAATCATCATAAACCGGTCGCCCTCGTCGATATCAAACTCACCCGAGGTAATCGTCGCTATAATTGGAGTCGCTGTACCCAGCTCGTTGGAGTCAACGCCAAACTCTTGGGAAACTAGGTTGTTACTGTAAGTAGCCGCAATCGGGTTGTCTCTGAGGTCAGCATCTATCCACGCTGAACGACTCAGGTTGCCGTAGAACCAGATGTTCTCAACGTAGTTGTACACCACATACCGGTTGTTCTGCGTTGCGCCAGCAGAAGGGTAGAACCACCACACCTCATCAAACTGCTCGTTGGTACCGCATATCACCTGATTGAACTGATTTTTGTTAATGTCGTTGAACACGTAGCTACGCAGTGTGCAGGGGAGCGTCTTAACCGTACCGTCGTAGTAGTAAAACTTGTCTATGCCCATCCAGTACGCAACGTTGTTTGCGTAGATAGTACCGTTCGGGCTGACCACGGTTATGTTAGAACCAAGCAGCTGCGCACCCCACACTTCCGGAGCACCTAGATACTGCAGACCGTACACGGCCGAGTCAGTCCACACCAACACTTCTTGACGCGCTTGGCGTACAGCAACTATCTCGGTGCCTTGGGACAGACGTAGGCTACCTGCTTGGTTAAGTGCCGTCGGTGTCCAGTTAGCTACGTCCTCTTGGTCAGACCAGCGGATCAGCATGGGGTCCAGCGGGGCGGCGCCCAGCTCGTTGGCTCCGAAACAAAACGCAAACCGGAAGATGTCTGATACAAACGCAATGTTGGCGATCACCGGCACATTGGACGCTCCGCCCAGTGACGATACGTACACCGCTCTCGTAGTAACTCCAGTCGAAGCATCCCAGTAAAACGGAGCGCTGCCACGGTACGTAAAGAACAAGTCCTCACCGAAGTTAGACTGACTCCATATCCGCATCGGGGCTAGCGTTACCCCGCCAAAGCCCCACGTACCAAAACCCCAGCGACCTGCACTCCACCCGGTAAAGGGCACTTCAATCTCGTTGCCTATGGGTATCTGGTAAGCCCCAACGACGGACGCTCCACCGTCTCCGGAGTCCGAAGAATTTGCCGTGGCTGTAGCTACAAATGTGTAGTTGTCGTCGTCGATGATGGAGGCAATGACGTACTCTCGGTTTAGCACCGTAGCCGTAATGTTACCGCCCAGACTTACCGCACCCGAGAACGTAACAAAGTCGCCCTGCTGTGCGCCGTGATCCACATCGGTAGCCGTGATAACAGCGGAACCAGTAGTTGCATCAAACTCTACATCCCCAGCAGCTGTGGTTAAGCGAATAGGGGTAACGTCAAAGTACTGCCCACCACGCTCAATGTAGTATTTGAGGTTAGTGCCGACCGCTAACAGGTTCTGCCCAGAGAGCGTAGCCCAGTTAGTTAATGATCTAGCGACACCCAAATACGTATTTGCAGAAAGCCGCTGCCACCCACCTATTTTCTCGGGCAGGCCGAAACGGAAACGGACTTTATCCGTCTCGTACCATGTACCCTCCGCAGCGTACCGTGTGCTTTCTCGGTTAACGCCGGGTTTTAAGGTGAGTGACTTAAGCATTATCTGCCACGTGGTGCAGATTTACCGCCCGCAGCACCGCCTTTCTTAGTAGCACCACCAGCTGCATAGCCTTTCTTAGCCATACCACCAGCTGCCATCTTGCCTTTGCCATCCGCAGCAAACGCAGGAACTTTCTTACCGTCTTTAGTAGTCATGGGCATACCACCTGCAGCCATACCTTTAGCTTTCATCATTTTCTTTCTCCGCGTACAGATTGTTAAAAGTTACATTGGGGTCCAGATACGAATCGTCTTGCTCTGCGCAGTGTATCCACTGCGAAGGTTTAAAGTCCGGTGCGCCTTCACCTGTTACCCAGTAAGCTGGGCTAGTGACACGCACCCGATTGTTTGGTAAGGCTACAATATTTCCTGTCCACTTGCCAGCATCCGTCAGGATCAGAACATGGGTCTGCTTGTGCTGCGCTGGGTCTTCAGCCACTTCGCTCTCGGCGTAGTCAACCGTAAACAAATAGCGACCCTTGAAGAACTGATTGTTGATCTTGCACATCCACTGGGACGGTTTAGCCCGGTCGATGGAGATAATGCTGTGGTGGTAGGAACTACAATCCCAAGGCTGCACAAAGTGCGTTTCCATCCTCTCCGGCCACTCTTCGAGCGGTATATCCCCAACCAGCGCAGTAATCGGCATTCTTGCCCACATCGCCCCGCCGTGTACGTTGGGTTGACTGCCGTCGTCGGCTTCGCACCCTGTAAAGATCAGTTGAAACGACAGACACCGATCAGGCATCGTGGTAACAGCAACTGCCAGCGCATGGACGTATTCGCCGTGGTAGCCCTGATGGCCGTTGGTAAATTCTTTGCGTACCCAGCATTTAAAATAAGGAATGTTGCTTATAAGATACATCTAGCCTCCGGATAAGAATAAAGCTCTCTCGGCCTCTCTACGCCTGACCAGTCCGTTCAGCACTTTGCCGCCGGCCTTGTTCCATTTCAGGAACTCTTCTGCTGCGCCATCGTAGTCGCCACGATTGTACTTCATTCTTAGAGTAGAAGACTGAAGATTCCCTAACCCCACATTGAACGCAAAGCTGACCAACGCGTCAAGATGGCACTGATTATTAACGCTAG